TATTGATGATGCTGATTATTTGATTAAACGGCATCCTCAAATTGGTTATTCTCTATTACCCTACGCGATTGCGATAACTATATCTAAGTCTGTCACTCCTGTCATCAGAATAAATGAGCATACTGTCACTCTATATGATGAATTTGTCAAGATAACGGAGTGGTTCAACGTGGGTTACATGAATTATTCTCCTCCTTTGCATGTTCTACATGGAGTACAACCCTGGATACTGATTCAAGGATTATAATCAATGATACCAATTAAAACAATAGATCGGGTCAACGAAGCTATTGATGCCATGAAGAGAACTCTTGATGAGGAGCATTTACTTGATGAGGCGTTGACGTCAAGAGAGCCATTGCCTGTATTGCGGTCGTTTGGGAAAATAGGATTCGATGTGGCCGTAAACTTGGAAGAGGCCGAATCCCTACCTCAAGAAGCACTTGAACATTTATTGATGAGGCGGACCGTTAGAGCACTCCGGCACGTAATTGATCTCATCCATGAAACTATATCAAAAGCCGAAGAGTCAAAATGATCGCCCTACTTGCATGGATAGCTGTTACTTTGGAGATGTCGGGTAATTGGCTGATAGGGAGTAAACGACGTTGGGGTTTCTTAATAAAGATTCTTGGGAGCGTGGCTTGGTTAGTTATGGCACTGATGTCGAATATCGGTGGTCTGATTGTTTCAGCAATACTGGGTGGTTTTATCAGTTATAGGAATTTCAGAGCGTGGCGACAAAGAAATTAAAGATCATTGAGTTTTCATACGACCCGAATCCATCCGAGGTAAAGGGCTTTTATGATGAGGATGTGCCTGGATATATTTATATACGTCAGGATTTAACTGGTATAATACGAGAGGTTGTGACTGCCCACGAATCCCAACATGCTAAGTGCCACAAAACAAGATGTAAATGTTTTGATCTCCCCTCTGATTTTCTCAGAGAATACCACGCTTTCATGGCGGAACTGGATTTCATGTGCTCCGAGATAAGAACTTGGGATGAGTGGTTTGAATACATAAATACTGTTTGTTTGGATCTGGAACGGTATAAGGAGAAGAAAGTGTGGTTAGGCCACTTCAAAGCTCTGGCAAAAGTTTGTCGGTTAAGGCGATTTCAGAGGGTGGCTGAGGTACACATGGTATACAAACAGATAATGAAACTTGTGTCTGAGAAGAAGAAATGAGGGATAAAGTTAAACGAATCTGCGAAGATTGTGCTGATGTTTATGTCCACCCGGACAATGAACCTTGTGTTAGTTGTTTGAAGCCGACAAAGAAAACAATAGCATTGAAACGAAAATATGTGATTAAATCATTTGGGGAGTAAGAATTATGAAGTTAGAAGCGACGCAAGATAATTTAGTTCTACAACCCATTTTAGCGAGTGGAGTCTCGGCGGGTGGGGTTGTTCTGCCTGGCGCAAAGCAATTTGAGGATGGCTGTATCATACTGTCTGTAGGGCCACAGGTCGTAGACCTTGCCCCAGGTCAAGTGGTGGTGAGGCCGGACCCGCCGAGATACACTATCACAGATGATCTTACAGGAGAGATATTCCTGCTCTGTGCTGAAGTTGATGTGCTTGCCAAAATGCTCCCGGAGGATTCTGATGTCGCTGACGCTCCCAAAGAAAGGATCTCATAAGTGCCCAGAACAAAAGGTATGATATGCAAGGGTACTGCGATTGAGCATTGTCTCGTTTGCGGCGCGGAGATCAAAATACAGAAAAGTCGCCGGGGTCGTAAGTTCTTCTGTTCCAAACCGTGCCATCACGAGTTCATGCGAAACGGGGCGTGGATAGATTGTGCTGCATGTGGTAAGCCTTTTTGGTTGCGGCAATCCAATATAGATTCTGGAGTAACAACTTGTTCGCCAGAATGTGCTATGAACAACCGAGCCAACAAAATAAAAGTTGTCGGCCTCGATGCTATGTGGGCACAAGTTATCAAACATCGCGCTGGTTATAAATGCGAGTATTGTGGGGGTACAAAGCGACCTAACGCACATCACATTTATAGTAGAGGTGTCTGGTCCACACGATGGGATCTTGATAATGGCATTTGCCTGTGTGTGAAACATCACATACTTGGTGCTATATCAGCACATAAGTCTCCGTTATTGTTTGCAGATTTTGTCAGGGAACAACGTGGACCCATCTGGAATGAACGTCTTTTGGACAAGGTCAAAAATGGGAAACCGCCCAATAAACAATTCCATTACTTCAATATGAGGCGCCTATTAGACATTTTCGAGAACATGGATGAGGGTTCATGTCACGATATTGGCGATTGGGACTGGGACGATATAAGTCTTGTGGACTTAATATAATGGAAAAAAACCAAAGACATAAACCAAAAAAGAAAGAACGCTTCAGTTATGCTCGTAAACTATACGATAGTTTCACAGTCAAGGATATGAGTTTTGGGGAGTTCGAGCGGACTTATGAACGCGAGACCAGTCCTCAAAATTTGCGGAGCGAACTGAAGGAATTGGTGAGATACAGAGGGCAGCAACGTACTCAGGCTTTATTGGCTGCTCAGTCCAGGGAACAAATTGATGCGCAGATTCAGGAGAATTGATATGCCACAATATGACGTAAAGAAAATGCTGGTCACGACTATGTGCCAGAAATGTCCGGCCAAACCCGCCAAAGTGCCGTTGATCGATTTCCTACTCCCCAATGGTCTGCTATGGGTTCCTGAAATCCTGTATTGTCCTGAGTGTGGTCATTATGTTACGATACAGACCAGAGAGATGACGAAGGATGAGTTGAAGGAACGGGATGGAAAACAAAAGGTAGATCCGTTTGTAGCCAATATAGCAGACGAGATCGAGGATGTGGCGACCGAAATACTTGAGACCGGATTGCAAAAGGATAATGTCAAGACTCCGAAAGAAGACTAAATTACGCTGTGCTTGTAACGGCAGACTGTGCTTAGGGCCGTGTAGGGAGCGTAATTTATATCGTAATAGAATTCACCTCGAACAATGCCCTGCTGCTTACTCGTTAGCACGGCAGAAAAGAAGGAGATAAGATGGGAAATTTTTCGTGCGACAACTCAGGTAATCGTGTGCCACCAGATGTCAAGATGGTTGACCCAATAGCGGCCAGTGGAATTACAATAACGATGACGACCTCTGGCGAAGATTATACACAAGCGCTCGCCCAAGGGCAATTATATGCCATAACATTTGTGGCAACGGCTGGGAAAGTCATGTTCGCAAGTATCACAGGTGTAACAAGTACGGCTGCTAATATCGAGTGGCCATTTATGGCGAATACTGAATATATTTTCCGTATGCCCATAGGGTCTACTACATTATATTGTGAGTGCGATGAGACTGGCAAGAAAGCGTATTTAAGAAAGTTGGCGGAGTAAGGAAGGTAGTTGGGCAATGAAGCATCGACATATAAGGATATTCACTGTATTGTTGACTGTCGTGATCATCGCAGCAATTGTGGCTGCTATCGTGCCGGTTTTGGTGCTAAAAGAATTGAAGTATTCGGAACCGGAATTAAAATTAGCCTTTTCCCCAGACCTCACTATGCAGTCAGTAGTCCATATAGGTATTGATGCCGGTTACGAAGGATCGTGGCAGGGCAGTGGTGTTTACGTCGGGAACGGCTTAATCCTAACAGCCGGTCATGTGGTGGATGGTGCGGAGTGTGCTGTGATAAGTTTTGAGAATGGGCTATCCTCGTATGCGTCAACTACGTTCTATTTAGAACCCACAACTGATGTGGGGTTTATTTATTTGGAGAATTATGATGGACCCGCTCTTGTGTTTGATAGCGATAATGTATGTCGTGGTGACAGCACCTATATTTTCGGTTCGCCTTTCGGTTGGGATTACAAGTTTTCTATCACGAAAGGTATAATTTCCAGTATAAGTCGGGACTGTGACGGATTCTTTGGTGAGAAGATCATGCTCCAATCTGATGCTGCTGCTTATCCGGGTAATTCGGGTGGGCCGGTGACAGATGACGAAGGAGAGATCATAGGAATTTTAGTCGGGGGGGTTGGGTATGCAGACAATATCAGTCTATGTATTCCAGGCCCGATTTGTCATCAAGCAATGAATATCTATCTTGAGATTTTGAAGTTGGCGAGGATGGAATGAGTAGTAAATCCCACACAACCAAAGCCAGCAGACTCCTATCGCGTTTCATCCGTGACATAGCAGCAGAAGCTACAGTACCCGTGGAAGATGCCGGAGCAGAGAACGGCATACGCATGGAAACTCGTGCTGAAGCTCTGGCACGCAAGATATGGGGCATGGCCGAGGGTTATACGGATGATAAGGGAAAAATTCATGCCCCAGATAAGAGCATGATAGCAATTATATTTGAACGCATGGAAGGTAGAGTGCCGACAATAGACGCAAAGGATCAGAAGCCCAAGGCTTCTATAGCAGAACGAGTTGGAGAACAGAGCCGGAAAAGATTGAACGCTCTCGTTACAAAAGCTGACGACGGCAGTAGCGGATAAAAAGGACATCCTGAAACCACAACTCCGAGAACCTTTCCCGGATATACCTCGTTATTGGACTTGCCCCAAAACGAGTATAGTGGTCCCTAAACGCGAAGATGAGAATATAGCTTGGCGCGCTGCTATTCTTGCAGATGCAGAAGACGATCCAGAATACCAAGCTGACCTCATGGCGTTGTGCAGTCAATCATTCCTATTCTGGATTAACTGTTTTGTTTTCACTTTTCATCAGTTCGATGAAGAGGGCGAGACTGGCAGACGTATCATTTCTGAGAACCAACACGTTCCGTTCATTACGTGGGAAATCCAAGACGACCTGTGCAATCGTTTTGAGCATCACTTCACAACCGGGGAAGATATACTAATCAACAAATCCCGAAAGATGGGAGCTTCTTGGTTGTGTATTTTGTTCATTCACTGGTGCTGGTTGTTCGGCATCATTGTTGATAAACATGGTGTCTGGCATGTCGGCAAAGCCCCGCAGTTACTCCTGCTCTCACGTACTGAGGATTACGTAGATAAAGCTGGCAACATGAAGGCTTTATTCCAACGTCACGATTATGTAAACGAATGGTTGCCTGAGTGGATGGTTCCCCCTGGTGTTAGGCCGGGCGGGAAGTACAGGACTAAGATGCACATGTTCAATGCATTGAATGGTGCGTGCGTAGATGGCGAATCCACTACCAAACACGCGGCCTCTGGAGACAGGCGTACCGTCGCCCTACTTGACGAATTCGCTAAGGTGACGGACAATGCTCGCATGATGCGCTCCGCTACCCGCGATGCCTGTTATATGCGTATCATCAACTCTACTGTTTCTACCCCAGGTTCTGAGTATTCCAATTGGAAGAATTCCGGCCTGATCACCGTGTTCCCCCTGATGTGGTGGGAGCACCCCGAAATGGGCAAAGGTCGCTATTGCGTACAGGATTCCATTACGGGCGTATGGAAAATACGATCCCCGTACTATAATGCGGAGGAAAAGGTCCGGTCTCCACAGGAAATGGCAAGAGAGCTTGATGCTGAAGACCTTGAAGCGGGGTCTATGGTGTTCACGCCCGGCAATATAGATAAGCACATTGCTCTGTTTGCGAAGAAGCCATTCTTGCGATGGAAGGTGGGGTTGAATCCCAAAGTCCCGGATTGTGATGTTAAGGATGTCTTGCGCCGGAAGGATCGTTCTAAGATTCTAACGCAGCGCAACAATAAAGGCCCTCTGCGTATTTGGACGAACCTGAAAGACGGGCGTCCAGATCAGACAAAAGATTATGTCGTAGGGATAGATTTAAGTAAAGGACAGGGTGCGTCCAATTCTGTATTGTCCATCAAGTGTATGCAGACTGGTGAGAAGGTAATGGAGTGGCGTGATGCTAATACTCCACCCCATGAAATGGCTCGTATCACAGTTGCGGTTGCAATTTGGATTGGGGGTCGCAGGAAATTACCTCTCCTGAAATGGGAAAAGAACGGACCAGGTCACGATTTTGGTAGGATGATTGTTAAGGTTTTTCATTATCCATATTACTATCGTACTATTAAGTCAGGCAATGTCCGTGACAAGAAAACCAATAAATATGGTTGGCAAGCTACTACGGAATCTAAATTTGAAATGTTGACAGAATATGATCGTGCTATTACGAATGGAACTTATGTCAATCATTCCGAGTGGGCGTTACAAGAAGCAAGATTATATGTGCATTATGATAATGGCAAGTGTGGCCCAGCTTGTATGATGGAGGAGAATGAGTCCGCTCGCAAAACACACGGTGACTGTGTAATTGCCGATGGGCTAACCGTACCTGAACGTAAGGGCAGACACAGTGCTACTGAGAAAAAGAAACCACCGCCCGGTACAGTTGGTTATAGATTGGCTATGAAGAAGAAGGCCCGAAAGAAATCAATTGGTCATCGTATGGCGTATGATTTCAGAAGTTGAGGATATAAATATGCCGGAAGAAGTTTTCCCAAGAAAATTTGCGAATGTCGTTAAACAGGGTTTTGACCGTGTGAAACATTATCGTCGGGCGCGCGCGTTGTTAATTAGAGCCTATGTGGGTAAACTCTATGCTGATTCTCATGGTCTGACTGGTGACGAACCACTTAATTTGATTTTCAACGCCATTCGTTCCACGATTCCTAATATCATTCAAAAACCTGGGGCTAATAAAATCAGCACGGATAATCTTGAATATCGTGATTATGCTTTCCTGTTGAGCAAAGCTCTGGACGTCATCGACAAACGTATTGATCTCAAAGAAATTCTTCGTTATAATGCTGTAGATGCAATGTTTGGTATGGGCGTGATGAAAGGTGGTCTCGCTCGCGGGGGTAACATCCTTAACTTTGGCGATACTATGATAGAGGAGGGACAGGTCTTTATTGATAATGTTGACCTCGATGATCTGACGATAGACCCCGTCTGCAAGAAACGGCGCAAGGCTGCTTTTACCGGTGATGGTATTCGCATTCCCCGTCAAATAATGTTGGATGATGATGGTTTCGATCACGATGCTGTGCTTGCTCTACCAAGTTCTTATCATCCTGATGCCCGGCGTAGGGCCGATGCAATTACGCAGTCCAATCTGACACAGGTAGAGATGGATGAGTTGCAGGATCATGTGGATGTTGTTGAGGTGTACGTCCCAGGGGCTAATACGAAGATAGTTATGGCCGATCCGAGACTCAAGATAATGGACAAGTATTTGTCAATACATGAATACTATGGTCCAAACAAGGGACCATACATATTTACATCCCTAACTCAACCTGTTCCCGGCAATCCATTTCCGGTCGCTCCCGTTGGAATTTGGCTCGATTTACACAATATAACTAATGAGATGGCGGTTAAAACATTTGAGCAAGCCAAGAGGCAAAAAGATTTGCTCATTGCTGATCCTGCTTATGAGGACGAAGCTGAAGATGCGCGTACTGAGTCTGATGGTGGGGTGCTTGTGGGTAATCCAGAAGCCTACAAGTCAATATCGCTTGGCGGACAGAACCCGGGCAACGAGGCTATACTCAATAGTCTCCACGGTTGGTTTAACTATATGGCTGGTAATCCAGATCAATTAGCCGGGCTGAGTGAAAGAAAAGGGTCTGCTACAGAAGCGAGCATCGACCAATCAAATTTGAGCGTTGTTCTTGAAGATACGCGAGATATGGCTGAGGATTCACAGACTAAAGCTAATGAATTGATGGCTTGGTATTTACACACTGATCCACTGATTGATATGCTACTCGCAGTTCGCAAGCCGGGTCAAGGTGACGTTCAGTTACACCTTACGCCAGAACAGAGGCGTGGGGATTTTCTGGAATTCACATTTACTACGAAGCGAAGGACAATGGTTAATTTAGCACCAGAAGTTCGATCTCGTAGAATGATGGAATTTGCGACAAAGGTAGTGGTATCTCTTGCGAATACTGCTGTTCAACTTTCATCCATAGGTATACCCTTTAACATGCAACGGGCCATGACCGACTTAGCTGAAGAGTGGGGAATACTTGATGAAGTTTATGATTGGCTCGAAGATCCTGAATTTATGCAACGTGTTATGATGATGGCTGCTTTGGGTCCGCAGAATCAAAATCAAGGAAAAACTGGCGGGGGTGGTTCGACAGCAGGGGTAATGCAAAACGGCGGTAGCCCCATGATGCCGAGCATACCAAGTCCTGATACGGAAATGCGCCAAGGCCAGCAGGCCGGTGCTAATGATAGTCAGAGTGCTAATTTTGGAGTGTATTGATGTCAACACAAATACAAATACTCAAGTATAGGGTAAATCGACTTCTTGGTAAACATAAGGGTCGTGGTAAACCTAAAAATGAAGCGGAGAGGGAAAAACTTAAAAGAAGAATGACAACTAAGTATCCCCAAATGTATAGGAAGGGTTCCTTGTCCGGCACAAAAAGCATTATGGCCGGGGTACGCAGGATGGACCCAAGTAGTATGAAAGGTGTTGGCAAAAGCAGAACTGCGGTACTTAAAAAGAAATATGGGGGAAAGTAATGGCAATTTATTCCTATGTTTGCGATAACTGTGGCAAAGATGAAATGGTAGTTAAGCCAATGTCACAGTATGACAGATTGGAGACGTGCCCGATATGTGATAAGTTCATGCGGCGCGACATAGTTGCTGACGCTCCTCGCGTACACGGTAATCGTTTCTATGAAAAACCATTACATTCTGATTCACTCGCTATCGCTAAGAGTCAGGTTGCTGAACACAGGCGACATTGGCCCGATATAGGAATTGATTCGGAATTTAGGCCGGTGTTCACTGGTTTCAAACAGCATGATGATTATTTGAAAGACACTGGTTTTGCTAAGAATAAACAAAAGGTAAGACATGTTTTCGCTAAGAAAAAATAAAGCAGCGTTTGCTTTTGTGAACCCTACCCTTTATATTTGAATCGGAGAAGAACATGAGAACTATGAATGACTCACTGGTGGAAATGGGGATGAAGGAACATCCCGCAGGTAGTAAAAAGCTCGATGTAGACGCCATTGAAGCCCCCGAACTTATCGGGATGGTGGAGAAGCGTATTGCTAACCTGAATGAAATCACCGGTCGAGTACCAGGAAAGAATCCGGCAGTGTCAGATGTTGATTACGAAGATTCTACCCTTGATGATACGGATGTTGAAGATGATACGGATGTTGACGATCAAGCAGTTTCGAGTGACGACGATGATTCTACCCCGGACCAAAGTGAGGATGACACGAGCAAGGATGGCAAAGATGGTAAGGTGAGTGAAGATGCCTCGAATATACCAGATGCCTATATTCGTGCGGCTGTCCACAATGGGTGGAAAGAGGAGGATATAGCGGCGTTAGCCGAGACTAATCCTGAGATGGCAAAGAAGACTTTTGAGAACCTCTACAATTCGACGAACAAGGCATCACGAGAATGGGCTGCTATCGGACGAGCGGCACAGAAGGATAAAGATGGGATACCTGGATCGCAGGAAGCGGGCAAAGTAGATGGATCTAAAGGGGCGGATAAATTAGAGTATGGTGGTGTGGATATATCTGCACTCAAAAGAGAACTTGATCTTGATCCGGCTTTAGAGCGTGTGCTTGAAAGTTCTAATGATCGTGACAAGAAACTTACTGATGCTCTCAATACTCTTATTGACAATAGGGCCAGTCAGAATGTTGCTTCACAAGAAGCACAGGCTGTTAGAAACTATGATGTTGCTGCTGAAGCTGCACAAGAACAGCAGATCAATGGTTTCTTTGCGACTGATCCTATGAAACCCTATGACAAATTTTATGGAGACCTGAAATTTGGCGAGACGTGGGAACAATTGCCGCCAGGACAAGCCCGTAATCGGTTTGCAGTATACAAGACGGCGGATCAATTGTTAGCCGGTTCTGCTATGCAAGCACAGCCGATGTCGCTCAATGATGCTCTTGAGCGAGCACATCTTCTCGTAACTGAAGGGTTAAGAGAAGAGGTAATTCGTGCTTCTATCAAGAAAACTGCAACTAAGCGACAGCGTAGTATGTTACTCAAACCTTCTGAGGGCCGTAGTAAAGGAAGTGCAGACGGCGGTAAGCCCAAAACCAAGAATCAACTGGAACAAAAAGTAGCAGGGTTAATCA